GATGCGTAGGGAAAAATTCATCATTGCAGATTGGACAGAGGAGAGGCGTTATTCGTTTTCTATTCTTTTCCTTCTTTTCCAGTGCCGCTTTACGCCGACCTTCAACCCCGCATTCGTAAGAGCAATATTTGATGCACCAGCTTTTCTTTACAAATACTTTCGAGCAGTTAGAGCAATTGCCTTTCATGCTTTTTGCCATCCTTCTATTCGTTTCCTCGCAATCTCGCAATACTCAGCCTCTTTCTCAATGCCAATTGCGTTTATGCCCAGATCTTTTGCGGCGAGTAGCGTAGAGCCTGATCCGCAAAAGGGATCGAGTAGCGTTGGATTGCCAGGAGGCGCTAGAAGCTTGATTATGTATTTCATTAGGGCTATGGGTTTAACCGTCGGATGCCCATTTCCCTCGCCACGCTCTTTACTCGAAGCCTTGGCGCAGTAGAAGAAGCGGGAAGCTCCGCCTGAGTCATTTAAAAAATTAGGAGAATCTGACCAGCCACCTGAATAACAACTAACTCCGCCTTTTCCGCTCCTCTGTCCAGTTCTTTTATCTGGTCTACTTGTACTCACCCCGCTCATCTCATCCAGCGCCATCGCCGCCTCCTCATCGAAAATGACGTTCGCGGGCCAGCGGCCTTGTGGATGAGATTCACTCGTCATTTGTCCCCATCCTCCTTCATAACAATTTCTATGAGGGCCTCTGGGACTTCCAGTATTATCTTCCGTTTTTATCCTACTCTCATCAATATTAATCCCTCCCACGCCCCATTTCTCGGCATTCTCCCTAAACGTGCCGTCCAAGGGCTTCATGGCAATAATGATAGGCTCATATGCAGGCTTGAGCGCCGTGCCATAACCTTTCCACGCTTCGTCCATTTGGCGACCGAAATTGTGGCTTTTTGTAAATCCAGAGCCATATATCCAAAAAATACAATCGCGTATCTCCCACCCACCCCCTTCAATAGCACACATCAAATGATGATGAGTACGCGACCCGCCAAATGCCGCGAGCATTGCGCCTGGCTTGCATATTCGTAAAGCCTCAGCCCATATCTCAATTGCAGGTATTCGCCCATCCCAATGCTTGCCCATAAAGTGCAGGCCATAGGGAGGATCGGTAACGATAAAGTCGACGGAATTCGGCGCCATCTTCGCCATTTCAGTGAGGCAATCGCCATGAATGATTTGTTGCATTGTTTCGGGCAAAAGTGATAATTGTTCACACGCTGTCATACTACCGGCTGGTTATCGAATGCATCTTCTAACGTGACCGTCGTAGTACCCTGTATAATGCCAGAACCTGCCGGAACGGCTACACAGGGTATTTGAGGGTCTTGTATATATATAAACGGATAAAAATTAGTCGTGTCTACTGCTATTGTTACCGTCGTCGGCGTAATAGAAACAATTTGAGCTTTCTGATTATTCAGCTGAATCATGCCATTGGCTGGTGGAACGCGAAAGCTTATCCATTCCGCAACGGTAAAATTGTGATCGCCGGCAAAAGTAACAAGAGCAGGGAACGCTTGTGTAATTTCCGTTATATATTGCAGGTTCGGAATGAAATCCGCACCAAAAGGAGGCCCATAATTTGAATTATATGGGGCTGTCAAAGAACGTCCATGGGTGTAAATCTGACTCGTGAAACCGTGTCAAAACTACGAGGTAGTTTTTTCCCATCGGCAGGCAATTCAAGATTATAACGCCTTACCTTTCTCTTCGTGTTATTCAAGTGCTTTATGATGCCCATGGGCAGGTCGCATATCTCGCCATGGATCATTTTGATCATCTGAATAGGCTCGCCAGGATATTTGCGATAGGCAAATTCCAGCCACCCTCCTTGAGCATCAAGGAATTCAAACATGCCCTTGCGGATTTTGTCGTCTTCCTTGCGCATCTTCTTAACAAGCTCTTCTCTTTCAGCCGCAGGGAGAGTATTTTTTGCTTTCTTATTTAGTTCTCTAACTTCCATGAAAATCCTTTATTTAAAGGAGGGGGAATTAACCCCCTCCAAATAGTTACGCGTTTGTGATTCCATTTACGAAATCAGCCTTGAACGCAAACACTTGCATGTTCGCGTTTGCCACCCCAACAGCCGACAAACCTATATTCATGACGTATTGCGACAGATTGTCGAATGCATCAGCTAAGTTTGTGCCTGGAGGCGATGCGGGTATCGTCGCACTTCCGGCAAGCGGAATTACGCCCGAACCGGCAGGGAAACAGACCGCGGGAGATGCCCCACCTGCAAAGGCCGCAGATGTTGGGAACTGGAATGCAGTAAAACCGGTCGTATTCACATCGATGGTAATCGAGGAAACAGTCGCGGAATTAGTTACACTCAAGACCCTAGCCGCTCCAGCAGGTTTGCTAGAGAAAGGCCCGCTCCCTGAGTTAGCTGTCAAATTGCTCAGCTGAACCATGCCATAAGGCGTTGGGATCATGAAATCCACAAGTTCGCCAGGCGTGTAATTGTTCTGTCTAAAGAAGTACACGACGGCTTGACTTGCTTGCGTAATGTAGGCAACGGGAAGCGTGTTAGGCAGGAAATACCCTGGGTATACCTTCTGGTAATATCCTGTCGTCCCGTTTGCAACTACGAGGCCAGCACTTGCAGCAGAAGCGGCAAAGCCAAGCGTAATGCTTACCCCTGCCGAAACAGCTGTTACTTGATACAAGTTAGACCCGCTAATTTGTTGTGCCCCTGTCACGTTTATAAGACGGACAAAGTCGCCGACGTTGATACCCGTGGTAGTCCCTGTCGAAACAACAAATGTAGTGCCATTGACCGCCGTAATCGCCACTTTTGTGAAAGTTGGTGGATTAGTTTGGTCAATGAAAGTAAAGCCTCCCGATGCACCTTGCGAGGCATATGTGGTAACGCCTGAACCTGTAGAACTTGGTTGCCCAAGAGCTAGGTAAGAGCCGGAAGCCATAGAGGTAAACCATTCCGAATAAATCGGATTGGCAGCAGTCGATTGCGCGCCCCAGTTTGTCGTATCCTTGACGAAAACCCAATCGGGCTTTGCTGTCATGGGGATATTAACGGCAATGGGTGTTGCTGGATTGGTATAAGACCAAGACCCAATAAAAGAATATGGCAACATAAATTATGACCTCCTTAAATACCTGTTGAGCGTAGGTTTTGAATCCAGAGATCGTTCGTGATGCACTGCCCTTGATAGAACGAGCAACCGGCTGTATGACGAAGCATACATGGGTCGTTGTTATATCCAGGAGGCAGATAGATAAAGCGTGCTTTACCCCCTGCTTGCCATACAACTTTATAAGCTTCTTTAGCCGACACGAAGCAGTTAGCCATATCATTTCCAAGCAAAGATGCATTGGGTGTGACAGAGCCTTGCTCAGAGGCAAAGAAACGGACGTTATTCGCTCCGCCAATCTCGACGCTCAAAGTTTGCGAGATGTTCGGATACTGGAATTTCTTGACGAAACCCGACATGTTGTACAGAACGGGTATCATGCGAGTCGTCAACATGCAGCCGTAGGCATCACCGATAGGCGATGTCCCAAAGCGCAGTTCCGCTTCCACGATGTTCGTGATGTACTCTCCAGAGTTATTCTGAAGGACGGTAAAGACGTCATCCACGTCCGAGATAGCCATCTCAGTTGGAATATCGCCATTTGTCCCCAAATTTCTGTTACTTTTGTGACCAACTGGTAAGAATTACTTACTAGTTGGCGGGGAAACCTCTTCGGATCTCCCTCTCTATGTTTCCATAGAGTTCAGACTGTCGCTTCCGTCTTTGACGGTCTCCTCACTCAGTCGTTCAGGCTGATAGAAAGATTTTGTAAATAAAGTATCCTAATGAGAAACAACCAAACTTCATCATAGTTATTTCAAAATAGTACATTATTTTATCTGCCATATCTTGCCCCTTGTTGTCCGTCCGCTATGCGGCGAGGAGTTCCAAGTCAATCAGAGGAAATTTAACGTCAGCAGGATTTTGTTTACCGACGCAATTTATAATACTTGCTGAACTTTCGAGATTATCGCGCTGGAGGGCGTCCTGAGTTTCTCTTAAGCTCTGCCCTAAACGTGCCGCAGCACTATTGAGGACAGGGTCTTCGTTCGTAATTGTTACCTGACGAGTCAATACGATATAAGTCGCATAGACGCGTACTCGGCAGTCCACGTCAACGCGATTAAGCTGCTGAGGTGGTGGGTTGTTTTGGCCATCGTCGAGAGGCACTTCAAACAGGTCAAGCCTGTCGTAGCGCGACTGACGATCAATAAAGCCTTGATTGTCCGGCAACTCCACGGGTGTAGCAAACAACTGGTGAATCAAGTTGTGCTCGGGAGTTGACAGCAATTTTGCGTTGTACCGCTGTTGAATTTGCGGGGGCAACGATGCAATTGATACTGTCATATTCTATGTTCCCTTGACCTACTGGGTCATTTCGGGAACCGAACTTGCGAGAGCTGCATACCCATGCATTTCGCGATAAAGATCCTTCTTCATAGCATCGGTGAGCTTGAAAGCCTGGGCTATAGGCCGCTTATCGTAGGCCATGGGAGACGTGACCGCCTTCTCTGACTTAGCAATAGCCTTGTCTAATTCCTTCTCTCTTCGCACATCCTTCGCTGATTCAGAAAGCTTCATAGCTTTGATGTATTTGTAGCTCTGCATTCCGATTTTATACGGGTCTTTCATGTCCGCAATCGATGCCGCCAGCTCTGGTTCCTTTTCTTCCAAAATTGATAAAGTTTCAGGAGTGACGACCTCGGAGAAATCCGAATATTGACGATTCAAGCGATCCATGAATTGATCTTGATCTCGCTGCTTGAGCGCTTTCGCTACCTCTTGCTTAACGAGATCCTCGGCATTTTTGAGCACTTTCTGAGAATTTTTCTCAGCAAGCTTTTTCACCTTGCTATAAGGAATGAACTCTTCATCGCCGATTTTATCAAACTCATCGAGCTCTTGAGGCTTAGATGCCATATTACCAAGCTGAGCTTGCATAATCTGCATCTGACCTTCTCGCAATTGTTTCAGCTCTCTTTCGAGTTCGGCATTCTTAAGACGCATCGCCTTCAAGTGCTGGTTAGTTACCGGCTCTTGCCCTTGTTGTGTCTCTTTCACTTCATTGACTTGGTTCTCAACCGGAGGTGCTACCTCTTGTACTTCGCTATTTGGGTTCTCAATCTCAGTCATGAATTTCCTCTCTGCTCGGTGGTCGGCTAAACCCACACATGATACGCCGTGACGGAGGGCTATCCGCCTTTGTACGCCCTATATTGACTTTGTGTAATAAAAATAATATAAGTCTATTAAAAAGCGACGATTATGATATGTGGTAATTGTAAAATTGATCGGATAGTTTCAGATTATATAAATAATCAGAAATTCTGTTACCACTGCGTTTATCGGATAAAGCTTCAAAAAACAACGGAAAAGCGAACGGCAGACCATGCACTTTGTCGCATGTGCGGCGCTGAGATTATTCATGATGAAAGTTTGAAAAAGAGGCAAAGAAGCGTCTTTTGTTCACATGAATGCGCATTAAAAGGCCATAGAGATCAAATAAATAACCATTGGACAAGGAAAATTCAGATCGAGCTTTCCTATACAAACAAGAGAGCGTGTTAGTGGAAAATCAATCGAAAATAGATGCTTCGAGACAGACAGCGGGTGCCATATATAGAGATGCGCAAATTAATGGCGAGAGAGGCGTCGTCATTGGCGACGTAAACCATGAAATTAAGAAGGACTTGGTCAAAGATATCAATGAGGCTATTGAAGCCGGTCAAAAGGAAATGGGGGAAAAACCCTTTTACTTAGCCATATATGAGAAATACGACCTCATGCTCAAGCGGGGACTAGTTAGAATACGTAAAATCACAAAGTATAGACCCTATCCCGAGCAAGATAGCATGGTTTTTCATGTTTTTCCTGGTGGGGATGTCTATTTTTGCTGGGAACTGCCACATAGAACGCAAATGCTAAACGTTCTCATGAGCATAGATCTCTATGATCCCGAATATGTGCAAATGCTTAGGCGTTGGGAGAATTTCCAACTGGAATATTTTGGCTTCAAGAAAGATGACGATGGCAACTGGGTAGAAAATGAACTATATCGCGGCGATTCGCTTTTAGGCGCTCCTCAAAAAGAAAAGACGTCCAAAATATTGATCGCCTAATACCTGCTTGGGCAATCTGGATTACCGCATGGCTGCCCTACAGGCCAATAGTGGTTACAGTAGGGGCATCTCCACGCCTTAGCATACTTACCTATACTTCCTGGCCCATCGGGAGCCTTTACAAGATTGCATTGATAGGCAAACATGCCCTTGGCATCGCGATTTATCGTATGAGTGACAAGCCATATGTTATGGCCTGTGTGAATATAAAATTGATCGCCTTCAGTATCTGCATCAAAAGAACTGGGATCTATGTAAATCCGATCCCCTGATTCAAAAGCATCAGCGTGACAAAATGACACAAAAGCGAGCATGAGAGATAAAAGGACTCTAAGCATAGCGATCCTCCTTGTTTTTTCGAATTAATCATACCAGGAAAATGCATTTTCTCAAGTGTTTTTATCGGAAAAAGAAGGCACGGGTAAGATTCACACTTACGACCTCAACGGGATCATAACTCCCTTTGCGCTCTGCTACTGAGCTACGCATGCCATAAAAAAGTGAGGCGGGTTATATCGCATGTCTCATCCCTTTCGGGCTCACCTACATTTACTGCTTAGGAACATGCAACGTGAGCGTCATCTTGTCATGACGCATCGCATTGTTCTCTATGTCGCGCATAGTAAATTCCGGCTCTCTTCGAAGATGACCACAGTACTGCTCATCCATGCGAACAGGGCCCTTTTGAACTTCTACCGCATAAGGCTTAGAATTCTCTCGTTTAGCCATGACTTTTTCCTCTTAAGAATAGCGGCCTTGATATGCTTGCTTATTGACATCTTTCGACATGGCGCCCTGACGCATGTCTTGTCTTTCGACATACTCTGTCGTCTTGCTGAAACCACGCTGAGAAAAGTCTTTCTCGGGCTTTTGGTAGTCTTCAACAGTAGGCTTCATGTCGCCTTGGGTATAGCCATGCTTTGCCATCTTCTCTTTCATAATATCACCTCGCTTAAAAGCGTTTATCTAAATTTCATTCTCTTGCAACTATTTATTTACTCGCAACTACTTCCTTTTCAGGATTTGCAGCAGGGCTAAGCTCATTCAAAATCTGGACTTGAGTCATGAGATGATCGAGATCCATGCCCCTTAATTCCTTAAGAGCTTTGACGACGTTAAGCAAACTTGCCGTGTCTTCCTGATGAGCACGGCGCAGCTTGTCTTGAGCGACGGCAGAATCCGTCTGAATCTTGGCCACGCGTTCTTTAGCAAGCCCTTCCTGGCTATGAGCATATGCCACTTTAGTCATGTTATCGACCTGCATCTGCTGCATTTGCAACTGCTCCATTTTCTCTTGTTGCTCTTGCATTGCCTTCTGCTTAGCCATGACCTTCTCGATAATCCTATCTTTGTTTTGCAGCGTCATGCATTCCAGAACCTCATCAGGCGGTATGAGATCCGGATATAGTTGCTGAGCATGGAGAATTTGGGCAAGCTCTAGCTGCTGTTGCGTTTCCGTAAGCGCCGCTTGAACAACCTTACAGCCATATTTGAAAAAGATCTTGCTATCAAACTCAGGAGTAGGATCTTCGCCAATAACTTGTCGTACTTTCCCATAAGTCCAATTTTTTTGTATGTATTCAATCTCAATATCGGCACAAAGCCGTTGCGATTCATCGGCTTGATCGAAAAGCCTTTGCAGATTTCTCGCCGTTGCAGCTTGCCTCATCATCGTTATGATGCCCGCCTTGTCATCTATGTCCATGCCCATGGCATTAGGATCTATGCCGGCGATATTGAAGAATATGCCTTTTAGCGACTCCTCCATTTGCAGCATGACAGGCGAAGGAGGCACGATAGGCATTGGCTGAACGTCATCCATCTGGAAGTCTGGATCTATGGATAGCACGCGACCATGGCCCGAATTTAGCGCGTCTTCAGGCGTAACAAGCGCGCCTTTCTTGACCTTGAGCCCTTGCTGCTGCGCGTCAAGTATTTCCAAATTCGATACCTTCAGGCGGTTTAGGAGGTATTGGCAATCGCGAAGCATGGTCATGGGAGAATTAAACTTGTAGGCGTAGTACGGGGTATCTGCTGTAAAGAAAGAGAGCATCGGCACAACGGGGTAGCGATCCATGCCGTAGGGATTAGGCTCATCGACAATGACTCTGTCATTTAAGATTATGCTTCTACGTACAGTAGGAACCTGTTTCTTAAGAGTAGTTAGCTTTCCCTTGAAAGCTTGCATAATCTCCTTAAGCTGGTCTTTAGTCCCCTGAAACTCTTGGCATTCTTCTGTCTTTTTGTCGACGAGGAATGTAGCTTCCCGATTTGTTGCGTACCAATATTCATCAAAGGCAATCAGATTCGGGAACTGGATTTGGTAGACTTCTGGCATATAGTAGAATTTGTCATCGCGATAGGTTCCTTTAGGTAGGGATAGGATTTCATCGCCGAATTGAGGATACATGAGGGCTGCTTCTTGCGCATCGAAGAAAGTCCTTACCCACCAGAAGCGAGCGTCTGACATATCATGTTTACGAAAATATGGATCAAAGAGACAGCTTTTCATATCTACGTAGCGCCATTTAGGATCGGGGCTTATTGGATCTCTTGTCGAGTCCCCATACATGTACATGAAGCCTAGGCCCTGGATTACTGCACCTAGCTGGAATGCATCGCTAAAAGTAGTATGGAAGCCCTCTTTATGATTGTGATAAAGGCATTTAGTAAGCTGATCTGCCGTCTTTTGCACGCCGTTGCGCACAGGTATGACGGCCGAGCTTTTGCGCGTCTGTCTTTGCTGGCCAGAAATAGCCTCCGATATTGGATTCATGATGTTGAAATTCCATATCTTCCGCCGATATGTCGCAACACCAGGGAATATTAACCCCCAAACCTCCTGGTCATTCATCGTGAATCTTTGATTTAGATCCGCCTGATACCATTGCGTTTGGAGTATGTTGATGCTATCGGAGTAGTTCTTCTCCATGCCCTGTCGCAAGGAAACGTTTAAAGAATCTTCGGGCCAGAAGATTGGGTCATTATTGCGAATACGTCACCTATAGAATTTATTAACTTAATCCTGTAGGATAAATTTTATTATGTGCAAGGAACTAGACGGTGAAAAGTCCCCATATTCCCCATGATGATTTACAAGACGTCATGGAAATGACGCAGAAGCTTGAAAACTATATTTGCAATGTCCTTAAAGATACGGATAGACAGCTAGCCATGTCAGCGCTTATGAGCGCTTCGATAAATTGCATGTTAGGTCAATGCACTAAGGTGGAAGAGGTCATGCTTTATAGGAACCTTTTCATAGAGATTTTAGATAGTACAATAAGATCTATTCAGATCAAGCCTCCGGAGAAGCCTCCGTTTTCTTAACGGTTTTTCGCAGTTTGCGAGCTTTTTTCTCTTGAAATGAGCAAATAGCGGCATGTATAGCATCGATTTTAGCGTTGGATTTTCTATTTTGCTCGTGAGTGGTATAATACTTTTGGCATGTGCCGATCATATTTTCTAGTTTGGTGCGCAGCTGATCCATTTCTTTCTTGTCGGTCATGGTCGCTCTTGCCATGGAAATGCAACCCTTGAATTCATTTACCATGGCGTTGAGTTTGTCGACGTTTTTCATATAATCTTCAAACTTGTCTAGGGTTTTTAGCGCTAATCTTACCTTTTCTTCCCTTGCACCATCATTTAACAGGGTATCAAGTTTGTCATGAATTCTATTAATCGAATTGTTTTCATCTTCTGAGGAGAAAAAGTCATGCATGACCTCTTGAATGTTATTTAAACCAATTTCAATAGCTCGCGCATTGCTGATGCCACTTCCCTGTTGATTAATCAGAAAGTCATACTTTTTTTCCAGCATTGCCATACGATCACAAAGCATAACCATGAACTCGCGTATCTCTTTATAATTACGCCACCACATCGGCCGACCATACGTTTAAGAGTTGCTCAAAACCTTTTTGTGCGGCCTCTTCACTTTCCAGCTCCACGAATATAGCATTCGTGTAGAAGCTGAACGTGAGCTTTTTCCCTTCGACCGCAATGTTTGTAACGTGCTCAAGATTGATGGCGGTAGGTCTTTCGCCGTTAAAACGAAAGATATCTCTCTTAGGTTTAATGCGCGTCTTTGGCGCTGATTCTGGTATGGCATTTCCTGAATCCGGTGTTATTTGTTCGTTCATATTCCTCCGTAGCATTTATCACATTTTACCTCGAACCACGTTTTGCCTCGCATCTTGCCTGCCTTTCCGCAAAGCGCTTCGGCTTCGCTGATCAGGGCATCTATCTTGGCATTCGGGTAAGACATGTAAAAACGGAGCGTGCCATATTCTGCCTTTACCTGTATAGCAAATATTTCATTTTGTTCGTATTCAATCAGCTTGAAGTTTTCCGCACTTTCTTCAAGAATCGCCTCGATTTTCAAGGAAAGATCATGGACTATTTCATACCAGCCATGAGGGCACTCAAAGACGATCCCGTCTTTATAAAGCCTAGGACATTTGTGCCTGAGTATGTCCCAACGATTCATTGATTTGCCTATTTCTTATAAATCCAGTAGACAACGGCGACGTAAAATATGGCCAAGATTCCCATGCAGATAAGTGCAGTTGTATCGCTCATGGCATCCTCGCTTTCACCTGCTCGGCCAATTTTTTCGTCTCATTTACAACGTATTCAAAATTGCGATAGGTTCCTGAGAAAATTGTCCTATTTGCAAATAAGCGAGGATACTTTTCCCCCATTTCTTCTTTAATTTGTTTTCGTATTGAGATCATAGATGGGACAAGGTCATAAGAGTGAGCTGTGTCAAATCCGATTGAAAATACAGATTTATCATCATTGTACTCTGCAAAAGTTAATCCGCCATGCACTTCATAACCGTGATCTTTTACCATATAATCCATCCCGAAATCGGGGTGATTTGGAGGAATGCAAACGTAGCCGTTTAGATTGCCACCAAATATGTGCCCTGGGCCATCTAGAACACCCATGCGCATGATAGTACATTCCAAGCCTTCATGAGTGAAACTGTAAAAATCAGGCTCTGTAACCCATTCTCCTTCGCCCCACCATTTAAACTTTTTTTTCGCGGTAAATCTGTATTCGGGAGTCATTTCGCCTCAGTTAAATAATATTCAGGATCTTTTCGCATAGCTTTTTGGAATTCGCACCAACCCCTAGTCTTTTCAGGAAATTCATTTGGATTCCATGGAGGTGGGAAAAATCCGTCAGATATAGCTGTTGTCGGAGGGCAATTATTCATTTCGTCTGGAAGAGGTTTAGAGATTTTGCATTCTTTTATCTGTAAAAATAATTCCGATAGAGAAATCCATTTGCCATCAAAGTGGAATAATTCTTTCGATTGCATATTCAGCCAGAAAGGATGCAAGACAATATCTTTTTCATCGGGATCTCTATTCGCAATTAAAATTCTATTCATCCAATGTCCTATAATTACAA